ACACAAGCGGAAATATTAGTTGCAGGTCAAGAGTCTGAGTTTTATTTAACTGGCCCTACTGCACAAGGATATAACTGCTTTATGTATGGAGATTGTAATTATGAGCCTTGAGTCTAGCGAACTGACGATTGGTGGTCAGACGTTTAAAGGGGCTTGGATTGCTGTAGTATTAGCTATTGGTTCTACTATTGGTGGTGGGGTATGGACTGCAAGTAGTTTGTACTCTAGACTAGAAGCTGTAGAGGCGGTACAAATACCAAATATAGTGCCCCTAGAAGAAGAAGTATTGTTGATAAAGCAAGAATTAGAAGCTAATGATGTATCTAAGTTACAGGGTAAACTAGCAGAGCTAGGAACTAATTTAGTGGTTATTAAAGACCAACAATCAGGGCTGTTACTTATAAAACAACAAGTTACTGATGTAGAGAAGTCAGTAACAGAGATGCAAACTGTTGTTCAGAAAGCAGAGATTGTTGTTAAGGCGGTAGATAACTTTGAAGGTGATATAAAGGTTTTAAAGCGTGAAATACAAGATTTGTGGGATGGTATGGACGAGTTATACAACCCACTAAAGTGAGGTATATATGTTGCAACATCTTATAGGCCCTATAGCTAATATAGCTGGGGGCTACCTAAAGAACAAAGCGGAAGAGAAACAAGCTAAACATAAAGCCAAAATGAAGGTCATTGAGAATGATGGTGAGTGGGAATCTAAGATGGCTGATGCCTCTGCCCATAGCTGGAAAGACGAATTTTGGACTATTGTACTTTCAGTGCCCATCTTTATGATCGGGTATGCTATTGTGGTTAACGATATAACAGTAATAGATAGAGTTAAGGAAGGGTTCAGTGCTCTTGCCGGTTTGCCTGAGTGGTACCAATACTTGCTGTTTATCGCTATATCAAGTAGCTTTGGTGTTAAAGGTGTTTCTAAACTAATGAGTCTAAGAAAATGAATTTAAAGTATTTTAAAGTAGAAGATTTTAATTGTCAGGAAACTGGTGAGAATGAGATGTGTCCTGACTTCTTACAGAAACTTGATGCACTGCGTGAGGTGTGTGGGTTTCCATTTATTGTAACTAGTGGGTACAGATCGCCTAAACATAGCATAGAAGCGGCAAAAATCTTTAGTGGCAAACCTGCAGGAACACATGCACAGGGTATTGCTGTTGACATTAAAGTAACGGGTGGTGCACAGCGTATGTCTATTATACGTAACGCTTCTATTATGGGCTTCAATGGTATTGGGGTTGCTAAAGGTTTTGTACATGTTGACACGCGAGAGACTACCCCAGTAGCTTGGAAGTACTAATATGCCACTTAATAAAGTCCAGTTTAAACCCGGTATAAATAAAGAAATAACTAAATATACCAACGAGGCCGGTTGGAGCGACTGTGATAAAGTTCGTTTTCGCCAAGGCTACCCTGAGAAAATTGGTGGCTGGACTAGACATGGTGGTAACACGTTTACAGGTGTTTGTAGATCGCTACATCAATGGATTAGTCTTGCATTTGTAAAGTATACTGGCTTAGGTACTAATGTTAAGTTCATGGTAGAAACAGGACAAAACTACTACGATGTAACTCCTTTGCGTACTACTGTTACTTTGGGTGCTAACCCTATAACTACCGCTAATACATCTACTTCTGTGACTATTGCGCATACTGCACATGGCGCTACTTTAGGTAGTTACGTAACCCTATCAGGGGTATCCGGCACTATAAATAACGTACCGGCATCAGACTTAAACAAAGAACACGCCATAACAGAAATAGTGGACGCTGACTCATATAAGGTAGTGGTGGCTACTACAGCTAACGGAAATGGAGCTGGAGGTGGTAGTTCAGTAGTTGCTGCGTACCAAATAAATGTAGGGCCGGATTTTCAGATACCAGTAGATGGTTGGAGTTCTTCTCCTTGGAACGATAGTACTTTTAATGGTGGTAATGGTGGAGCAGAGTCTCTACGTGTGTGGAGTCAAGCTAACTACGGGGAAGATTTAATTATTGGGCCTCGTGGTGGTGAGATGTACTATTGGGACACAAGTGCGGGCACAGGAACAAGAGCAACACCACTAAAGAATGTACTTAACAATGGAACAATTGCGCTGTCACAAACATCCACAGGTAATATACTAGCAATTATTCCCGGCATAACTTCTTTAGATTCTAACGTAACACCAAAAATAAGGGACGGGGCTGTAGTTACATGTACCACGGCAGGCAAGATTGCCGCCGGTACAACGGTTCTGTCTACGATGGCTAACAATACGGTAGTTAACCTAAGCGCTAATCCGTTAGGCGATGGCACTACGTTAACGTTTGTATTTGATGGTGATCCTATATCAGTTACTAAAGACTCTAAGGCAATAACGGTGTTCGACCCTACGTTAGAGTTTAATTATATGGTTGGGCAACACGTTACCATAGCTGGGGCTACAACCATAGCGGCTATTACTGGCACAGTTATAAACGCAAGACATAAAATAGCTACGGTAGACTCTGCTAGTAATACATTTACTACAGAACCCATAGCTGCCGCTGACCCTGCTACTAGCACAACGTCTGGGGGTGGAGCTTCTGTAACTGTACAGTATGAGTTATCCGCTGAGGTGCCAGTAGTACAAGATAGTTTATTAGTTTCAGACGCGAGTCGGTTTACTTTCGCTTTTGGGTGTAACGCGTTTGGAGATGCTACAGAAACACAAAACCCATTACTACTACGTTGGTCAGACCAAGAAAACGCTTATGACTGGCGACCCCGTTCAACCAATCAAGCAGGAGATTTGCAGTTATCGCAAGGCACAGAAATAGTGGCAGCCATACAGTCACGACAAGAAATATTGGTTTTCACCGATTCTGCGCTGTACTCGCTGCAATATGTTGGTGCTCCAGTGGTATGGGGTTCTCAGTTGGTTGGGTCGAATCTGTCAGTAGCGTCATCGAAGGCCGTTGCGTACGCCAACGGAGTAGCGTATTGGATGGGCAAAGAAAAGTTTTACAAGTACGACGGGACAGTACAACCGTTACGTTGTGATGTTAGAAAGCACGTATTTGATGATTTAGATAAAGGCCAATACGAACAAGTATTTGCAGGCACATTAGAAGAGTACCACGAGATATGGTGGTTTTACTGCGATTCTCAACGTGTAGCGCCAAACAAGTATGTAGTATATAACTACTTAGAAGATATTTGGTATGTAGGTACTATGGGCCGCAGTGCTTGGTATGATTCACCTATTAACGACTTCCCACTAGCTGCGACTGACACTTATAATTTGGTAGAGCATGAAAACGGTAACGATAACGGGCAAGGCGCTACGCTAGAAGCCATAGACTCGTTTATAACTTCTGGTCAATTTGGCATAGAGTCGGGTACTAGTTTTACTTTTATAGATAAAGTTGTCCCTGACATTTCTTTTGTAGGGTCTACTGCCGGCAGTCCTTCGGTTGAAATGTCTTTACTAGCTAGTAGCGAGCCGGGCTCTGCAGATAACACTCCTGCTTCAGAAGGCGGTGTAAACGAGGGGCAAGTTGCGCTAGCGGTAGATACGGTAGATGAGTATACAGATCAGCTAGATGTTAGAGTTAGGGGCCGGCAGATGGCGATTAAGGTACAATCTACGTCTCTAGGCACTAAATGGCAGTTGGGTACTCCTAGGTTGAACATGCGTCCGGACGGTAGAAGGGGTAGTTAATGGCTACTAAAATACGTAATAAACCAAAACTTTTCACTGTACCTGCTTTTCCCCGACCCCCTGCGGAGTATAGTTCGTCATACATGTTCAACAAAGATTTAGTGCTTAGGTTGTACCTACAAGGTGTAGATGAGGCGTTAAAGCAGGCTTTGCAGTATGATTCTGATGACATCATTGATGGTTCTATACCTAACAGTAAGTTAGAAAACTCTACAGTGTCTTTTGGTGGTGTTACGTTATCACTAGGCGGTGTTGATGCTACCCCTGCGTTTAACCTCGTCGATGCTACGGGATATTTAACATCTAACCTTGTAGGAACTATTACGAATGCGCAACTCGCTGGGAGTATAGAAAATGCAAAACTATCTAATTCCACTGTCTCTTATGGGGGTGTTCAACTGTCTCTTGGGGGCACAGATGCTACCCCTGCATTCGATTTAAGTGATGCTACTAACTACCCTACATCTAGTCTAAGTGGGACTATAGCTACAGCGCAGATAGCTGATGACGCAGTAACAGACGCAAAACTTGCAAATTCTATAAACGCTGCTATTGCAGCTAACACAGCTAAAGTAACTAATGCTACACACACAGGAGAAGTTACAGGAGCTACAGCCTTAACGATTGCAGACGGTGCTGTAGTTACAGACAGGATAGCTGATGATGCTGTAACAGACGCAAAACTTGCCAATTCTATAAACGCAGCCATTACAGCTAACACCGCTAAAGTAACTAATGCTACTCATACGGGGGAAGTTACAGGAGCTACAGCCTTAACCATTGCAGACGGTGCTGTAGTTACAGCAAGGATAGCTGATGACGCTGTAACTTCTGCAAAAATAACTGGGCCGTTTAGTAGCAAGCATGCTTTCAGCAATAATTTCTCTCAGACTATAAGCACTACGGCGGCAGTTACTGTATTTACCTTTTCTATACCCGCACCTGCAGGAGGCGTTGAAGCTACCCAATCGTTATCTGCATCAATACAGGTTAGGTTTTATAACAGTAGTAGTAGTGCGGTTAAAGAAAATCATCAGTGGAAAGTTCTTACGCAAATGAAGTCAAAAACTGTGGGCGGGACTTCTTTAGGCACCGCAACTTTTGTGGCTAGTCCGAGTAGTTACCACGCGTGGTATACGGTTAGTGGCGATAAAACATCTATAATTTGTAGTAACCGTGGTAATTTTGCAACTAGTATTACGGGCGCAAGCGCAGGTAGTATGGTAGCGGTCTACTACGATGCCGCAAGCGACAAAACTTTTTTTAGGGTATCAAAGTTTCCTGACGCTACTACAGTATATAATGGGGTAGAAGTGTTTTATAGCCCCACTGCTTTTGTTAGCCCCGGCACTTATGTGTCTAACCAAGGCTTTAATACCCAATACCTTACGATAGGGTCTACTACAGCATACCAAACTGTAGAGCTTCCATTGATGGCTACTTTTGGCAGGTCAACAACCGCTACTGACCTTAGAATACAATTTGACCATGTTTCTAGTACAACCAATTTAAGCACGGTGATAACTGGGCTATATGGGCATGTGGAGAACACAGTATGATACAAGTAGGATACACGAAATTAGTAGCTAATGCGCCTGTAGATGTAGTAGACTCTATACTTGAAGATGACATGCCTACAGCTAATGCTGCTTTGGTCACACTTCAAACTTCGTTATCCGGAAGGACTGATATAGACACCCTATTTATGCAGCAGTATGTTGGGGAAGACGACGAAGACGGAAACAGAATATATAATAAATTCGCATTTCTTGACCCAGCATAGGGCTACCAATGGCCGAAAAACAATACGACACGCAAAAAGGTATAGGTGTTAGAACCCGCGAGGACGGCACCTATTCTCCTTTAGATATAGATCAGAACGGCGTAGTAGATGCCCTTACTGACGGGTTGCTGGTACTCCGTTATTTATTTGGTTTGGAGGGTGATCAGGTAACAAAAGGGGCTCTGGCCGATGACGCTACTCGCACGGCTGAAGAAGTACAAGAATACCTTGAATGGGTTAAAGCGCACCCAGAATCAGAATTATTCAAAGCATTTGACCTTGATAATAGTGGGGATTTAGACGCCCTAACTGACGGCTTGATTCTTCTTAGATCCGGGTTTGACTTAAAAGTTGATGCTGCAGTAGAAGGAGCTATTGCCTCTCCAGTTTTAGGATTAAACGAGGACGGTAGCGCGCAATTTGGCGAACCTTACGCCACAGCACAAGAAATAGCTGCCAATCTCGATAACGCTCTAAATGTTCTACAACAAATCCCTAAAGATGAAGAAGGTAACTATAGCGTAACAGACTCAACACCTGAGCCTGAACCAGAGCCTGAACCACAAACAGGTGATTTAGATGGGGATGGTATACCTGACGACGAAGATACCGATTTAGATGGGGATGGTATACCTGACGACGAAGATGACGACGATGACGGTGATGGCCTTCTTGATACCTTAGAAATAGAAGACCAAGAAACTAATAATACTTATGACGACCATAAGTTAGCAGAGCGAGGGATAGATGACTCTCTTCGTTTAGACCCCAGAGTTTTTAACAAAGATTCTGATGGCGATACTGTGCCAGATGGGTATGATTTCTTCCCAGATGATGCTTCTAAACAGGTGGATTTTGACTTAGATGGTGTCGACGGACACGCGGATGCGGATGATTCCGATTCTAGAATACTAGAGTCATTTGACGATTATGTACTAGCCTACCCAGACGAAGACTACGACGACGACGGCGTACCAAATAAAGACGATGATTTCCCAAGACAAGATAAACACTCTACAGATACAGACAAAGATGGCTTACCTGATGAACGTGATCCAGATAAGGATGGCGATGGTGTTGATAATGAGGAAGATACATTAGAGTTAAATCCTGATGTCTGGAACGAAGCTCAATACGATATATGGTACGAGCAGCAAGATGATGACGGCGATGGTATGGAGAATTACCGTGACCCGTTTCCAAATGACGAGTTTAACGGTGAAGGCCCCCCAAAAGACGATCCTAGGTACGAGGCTTGGTATGCCGAGCAAGACTTTGATAATGATGGAGTATTAAACCCAGACGACCCTGCACCCTATTTAGAAGACGTAAAGACTGATGCCGAGTATGAGCAGTGGCATTATGCGGCGCGGCGGGCTAAAGAGGGTATATGGGGGGGTGAGGCGCCGCATCATGCAAGCTATGACCAGATATTCGTAACCCCCGAGCAGTACGACCCCGAAGATCCTTTTACGTATGACACCGACGGTGATGGCATACGCGATTCCTATGAAATGTACATACACGATGATATTGGTGGCAGAACCGACCTTGATACTTGGGGAGTGATGGACAGAGAAAACATGGAGGGGGCTAGTCAAGAAGAGTATGTAACATACGACCCCACCATTACTTGGATGGAGTATGCTCAAGCGTTAGGAGATTGGAAAACACCTAACAATGATATAGATGGAGATGGAGTAAGCAACCTAGAAGACGCGTTTGTGTACTCGAAAGACGAATGGGAAGACGTAGATGAAGACGGGCTTGGGGATAATTTAGCCGATGATGATGTGGGTGAGGTTTCCGATGCGCTGTTAGATAGTGACGGTGACGGTTACGTAAACAAGTATGATGATTTCCCATATAACCCGAATGAATGGATTGACAGTGATGGTGACGGGATAGGCGATAAAGGGGACTACTTTCCCAACGACCCAGAAAAATCACTCATGCCAGATATGGACGGTGATGGAGTTGAAGATAGCGCTGATTTATTCCCTACTGATCCTACTAAAACTGGTTATACCGACGCAGAAGTAGCGGCACGTGAAGCAGAGATAGCTGCACAGTTGGAGGACGCAGGGTATGTAAATTACCATGCTATGAATAACGACGATAGCCTTAAGGAAGCGAAAGAAAAAGGTAGGGTAAGATTTGAAGAGAAAATGCAGGAGTATGCTGATAGGTTCTATACTCACACTCCGGGGTCATATAATCACCAAGACACAGACTACTTAGAAGAACTATTAGACCTAGATGAGATAGCCGAATTTAGTAAGTACCACGAATACTATAGCATTATAAGCAACCCCGATCACCCCAGCGGTTATTCTGGGGCTAAGGCTATTGTATACCAAGGGTACCCTAGACCCCTTACAACAGAAGAACTATGGCAAGGCTACCAAACAATCATGCGTGGGGGTACGCCGAAAGATCCTAGACATCAACAGGATATGACAGCGCGTATGTCGGGGGCTAGCTCTAATATACCTGTAGGGTATATCTTTCACCGCGAGCACGTAGCGTATGACAAATCCGACATGTGGAGAAATGAAGATGATGATTTAGAAGGGCCGCTAAAGTATAAAAAGGTAGATGATTACGGGGATACTCCAAACTGGGGTACGGGTGATACTTGGACGGCTAGGGATTATTACACTGGGTTCCCACTAGAGTCAGAGGAGCAGACTCTAAACATGGCTAGGGCAGGAGCTATACCCGTAATTAAGAATGGGCGCTGGAACGAAGACTTAGCAAAATTACGTGTAGGTCTTAGTGAGTACCGCATAGACTTGGTATCAGAATATCAACCTGTATATTCCCGTGGTAAGTTTAATGGGTTCATACCACTAGAAGATTATATTAGGCGTTATGGTGATGAGCATTTGTCTAAAACGCGCATTCCTGACGAGCTTAGAATAAATGACGACCTGTCTAACGAATCGCAGGTTATGCATGCGCGTAGACTGTTGGCTGAGCAGTATGTTCTAGACATGTCCCAAGGACATCTATGGAAAAGAGGTTCAGTAGTAACCGGACAGGCGGTTCCTTTTAGGATTCAGTCCGGAGAGAATCCTGATGGTACTCCAATATATTTGGATGAGGGGTTTGACGCTAAGTACAATATAATAGACGAATTTGAAGACAGCAATAGGTATTACGGGGATTATACCCTACCACTGCGCGGCCTAGACCCAACCGCTGGCCTTATTCGTGGAGCAGATGTCATACCTACGGAAAGAGAAATTGTCGAGGCATACTACTCAATACGAAGCCCTATGCTGGGCGAAAACAACAAGACTGCTGCAGACGCGTGGTTAGCTAGCCAAGATGAAGTAGTCCAAGAAATATTTAATGATAGAGAAACGTTTGTAGAGCCGGACAAAGAATTTATAGATAAGTTCCTTGACTATGTAGGCCCAGCCGAGGTGTTAAAAAGTGGCGGCGTGCAATACATACCGATGGAGACATGGGATGGTTGGGTTAACACACTTAAAGGAGACAACCATAAAGCCGGCGAAGAACTTAAGTCTGTAATAAGAAACTACCAACGCGGCGAGTATTTAGACTTTGCACATATAGGAATACTAACCGAGTTCAATGCCGCAGCAGAACCAGATTATTCAGGAACCACGATTTCTACCGATAGTGGCACCGGCACCATGCTATCTGAATTGGCAAGGGTAAACTCAATTCTTGGGTACCAAGACGCATGGAGAAACGCCGGGGAGCAACCAGAGTATATAAACAATTATGGTACCTCAAGGGCGCTTGATTGGGACTCATATCAAAAACAGCAGTACTACTCAGGCGCAATGAATGCAGCTGCAAGTAGTGGTGATTATGACGTAGAAGGTTCGTATGGGTCATACCACGAATTATTTTATGACCCTTCCACGGATACATACCAAGATGGCTCATCAAACCTTTTAAGAACCTCAGCTGGGGGTATAAAATACATGCCAGCGTCAGATTACGGTTGGTATAAAGACGCTGCTACGAAAATGGTTAACCGGTTTAATCCTCCACTATACATGACCGTAGAAAATCAGGAAGACTTAGATCGATTATGGACACCTGAAGACAGGCTAGCATACGAGGAGGGAGAGCAGGGGGCTGTATGGCGTGACAATACTCGGCTATATATGAAGTTGCCGGACTCTCGCATAGATGTAGAAGCAGGGTACAAAGCGTACCAAACAGCTATTGAAAGCGGTAAAACTGAAGCCCAAGCCCTAGAAGCTGCAGAAGCTGCAGAAAACCCCAACGATCTATACCTCACGCAAGACAGTACCGGCACGTTTCTTAACACTGTGCCGTCAAATTGGTATGCCAAGGGGGGTTGGGATAGACAGGATGGAGACTACCCTACCGACGAATATGCCAGAAATTCTGAGCATGGGGGCTTTTGGATAGATACTTCCAACGGTACGGCTCCAATTGGTTCATACACAATGATGTATATCGCGCAACCCGAACCAGTAATGCCCAAAAAGAAAAAATGGTATGAAAAAGTAATTGATGTAGCTTTAGTAGTTACGGCTATATGGTTTCCACAAACCTACCTAGTTATACAAGGCGCTAGGGCGCTATCGGGAGAAACGCTGAAGACTGGAGACTACCTAGGCATAGTGCTTTCTGGTCTAAAAGTTGGTGGTAAACTAAAAATGCCCTCTAAAGAAAGTGTCGCCGTTGAAGAAGCCACAAAAGCGAAAGAAGCTGCAGAGGCTGCGGCTATAGCAGATGGGCTTACTGGTGGGACATTATTAGCATCTATCGGGCAAGCTGCTTACGATGCGGCGTATATCACAGAGATAAACGGTGTAGGTGTGTTTGGGCTTACAGCCCGACAATCGGTGGCGCTAATTAATGCCGCTGCCACGGGAGATATAGGTAGTGCGGTTGTGTCTGCTTTTGGGCAAGACTACATATCAAAAGGTTTTGAAAACCTAGGTGTGGACAGTTCCACATATAACAACATGGACGCCTCCGTGAAGTTAGGACTTAACAAAACAATAGAGTACATGCTAGATGGCGACAGTTTTAATGAGGCTTTAACTAGGGGTGGAGTAGAAGGACTTGCAGAGTATATTAGCAATACGGGGTACTCAAACGAAATACAAAAGATAATAAAAGACTTCATGGGTGATTTATCCCCAGCCATAAATGGTATAAAAGACTTATTTAACGTAGATGCTCTCGACGGCGCACTAGATTCAATTACCGGAGTAGTGTCTGAAGACGTGCTAAAAGACTTAGCCGTTGCCTTTGAAGCGGCTGGAGACGTAGGTGAAGCGGTTATAAGCATAGCCGAACAAGGGTTAGACCTTGTAGATGAAAACATTATTGCTCCAGTAGTAGACCTCGTAGGAGATACAGCTAATGCTGCATATCAATCATTAAAAAGCGTAGATGACATATTTCCCGACGGAATGCCCGAAGGAATTACAGAACAAATTAGCACTCTTGTCGGTGGGTTAGAAGACGGACTAAAAACAACTTATGGTAGTTTGGATGACGCTGTTAAGCGGGCTATGGAAGTCAGTGTAGCTCAGCTTATAGTCAACGGAGAGGTTGACGAGTTAGGGTTAGAAAGGGCGTTTACCAAAGAATTGATAACTGCAGAGACAGTGGCAGGCCTATTAGAAGTAGATGGGTTATCCGCCGTAGGCCCCGAAGTACTTACTCAGGCAGTGCGCACTGCTATGACTACAGGTATGGCCGGAGGTAACGCGTCAAAAGCGTTCATGCAAACTCTTGCTACCGCAGCGGCCAACTCGCTTAAATACGCTGTGCAGGTGGGCGGAATTGAGGGGCTTACGCGAGAACTAGGACAGTTTTGGGACAACGTTAGTGGGCAAAAGACCAAAGTAGAAAATAATGTAAAAACGTTAGCGGAGATAAAAGCTGAAGCGGACGGTAAGGTAGTGCAAATACAAGCCGCCACTAATACGCTACAAGAAAGGCAAAATAGACTAAACGAACTGTATTCAGCTGCCATATCGGAAGACGCTAGTGACGCGGATAGAGAAGCCTTTTTGGCGTACTCCGACCAGTATTTAGATACGCTACCTACATTAGAACAAAACATTAACGAGCTTAAAGGTGATTTGAGTGATATAGATATTAGGTATGACTCAGAATATAGCGAGTACCTACGTAACGTAGAAAAAATAGAAGAGTATTCTCGAGAATCTAATCCTAATCTGCAAGCCGAATACGACAACCTAAATGTATATATGGCTTCACAATTAAGCCCAAACTTTGATTGGGAAGAATACGCAGAGGTCAACAATTTAGGCGATGTTAGTATAGTTGAAGCCTCTCAGCACTTCTTACAAGAAGGGTATGTAGCCGGAGCTCCACTAACAACCGAGGATTATAATGCGCGGATAAGAGTAGCGACTAACGAGTTTGTAGGCACAGTAGCTGCTAATGCGGGGGTTGATTTAGCATCACTAAACCCAAATAGTCGCGCTAGCATACGAAATGCCATTCTTACAGAGGTATCGTCGGGAGCAGACAGCGTTTCTTTAACCCCACTACAGTTTTTAGAGATGCTAGGTGATAATAAACCTATGGCCGACGAGTATATTGCTGGTACGGATTATGGCAATGTTATAGTGCAGGCGTACAACCAATCTTATATTACCGAAGAAGGCGCGCCGCTAAACTTTACAAATTTGGGGGAAGTAGAAAACCATCAAATGGAGCAGCGTGCTAACCAGTTTATAAATGCGTATCTCCCCATAGATATTAAGACTGGCGCTCCCGTTGATCCCGCAGAGTATAGCCAATACCTTACCGACCTTATTGATGGGCAATTATTTGTTTCGTTGAACGAAGACGGAGATTATACGTGGGATGCTGCTACCGAGACGATTAAGTATAACGCCCTAACAGGTTTACAGGAAGTTGTTGACACTACCCCGGGGAAAACACTTTCTCAGCTGGCCGCAGAAGACCCAATATTTTATATGAGCACTTTGGGGGAGCTTGAAGATAATGTTGCCGCAATTAACTTAGTAAGAAAAGTCACAGAGGAGACAGGGCTTCCCGGAACAATACCCGCATACGATGATGTACCACTGCCCGGAAGTACCGAGTACGCAGATCTGCCTTGGATAGTGCGGGTTTCGCGGGACATTATGAGTTCGCTGGCTGACAGGCGGCAGAACTATTTAGACGTGGTGGAAGAACTTGAATCTCTTGAAGGCCCATTAACTCAAGAACAAGAAAATAGGCTTGCGCAAGCTACGCTTGATTATGGTAAGGCGGATAGCGATTTATTTAACGCTGAAGCGCTTATCGACGTGTCTTCTAGTTTAGTGGGGTATTGGAATGCTGTGGGCGAGGTATTTAGTATATCAGGGCAAGAAGGTAGAGCTAGGCAAGAAGGAGTTAGGGCACAGCATAACGCTGCCGCCGCTGGGGCATCCATTGAGGAGGCTAGAGAGATAGGGGCGAAAGTAACACAGTCTATGTTAGAAGAGATAGACTATAACAGCCTTACTAATAATGAGCTTGCTCGCAATATAACCGTGCTACAAACGTTTACTACGGGGAACCTGCCACAGGCATACCAAGAAGACGTGAATAACATGTATGCTGCAATGGGCAGCGGAGAAGGTTTTTGGGGTGGCGTGTTTGCTGCGGGTGAGGCGGCGGTTAAGTATCCAAGGGCGTTTTCACATGAGATACTTAAAAAAGAGTTGGTTGAAACTACTTTGCAGTTTGCCGTTACTGGTGTGGGGGGTGTAGCTACTCGAGTTGCCGCTAAAGAGTTAGGGTCATCTATACTTGAGACAATCACTAAAAAGAATACCGATCTACTTACAACTAGCTTAGGGCAAGACGCAATAGCCGAGTATTCTTCTGTGGTAACTGAGATATACGACACAGCATTCGAACGGCTGCAGAACACTCCTGAATATTTAGCCGCAGACGACGCAGGTAAAGAATACTTGTTAGGGCAATATGCAGAAGCGGTTTATGCTAAAGCTATAGAAGGGGGCACGGTTGCTATGGCTGTATTCTTAGCCGCTGTACCCCTAGAAGGCAAACTAGACAACTTGCTAGCTAGGAACATATTTGGTGACGCGGGGTTAGATGCTGTGCAGGAACTAGCGAATGCAGATAAAAAGATCCTAGACGTAGTGGGAGAGGTAATAGATACATCTTGGGCAGAGGGGAAGGCAGAGTTCCTACAAGAGGGCGCTACTAGCCTATACTCCGAAAGTGCATACCATGACTTAGGAGTGCCGTCAGAAAATCCAGACGCGCAGGTAGGTGCAGCAGCAGCAATAGGGTTATTTGCGGGGACAAGCACCACTGCTATCATCGCCCCAACAGCGTATGTATCTCCACAAGATCAGGTGGCTAATTCAATAGACGATCCATTTGGTCGGCTTATTGTGTCTACTAACGATGAGGTATATCAGGCAGTTCAGAGCGGTGATATAAACGCTGTGCGGAATTTGATGGCCGCTGCGGGTTTTGCCGCTATCGTTCCTATGAACCTAGAGATGTTAAACGCCACGGACGACGAGTTTATTTTAACTGCTTCTGAAGTAACAGAGTCTTACGCCGAGATGGGGCTAGAGGCTCCAGAAGGCTTTGCTGAAAGCATGGCAACTACATATACAATCGATAGTGAGACTGGTGAGGTTTCAATAAATAGTCCCCTATCGGATGACGCTACACTAGATCAGCAACTAGCAGAGCAGTGGGAGCTAGCGTTTCCTAGCGACTCTGACAACGATGGTGTAATTGACAGGGAAGACGCGTTCCCGAACGATGCTTCTGAAACTGCTGATACTGACAACGATGGTGTAGGTGATAATGCTGATGTATTCCCGAACAACGCTTCTGAAACTGTTGATAGTGACAACGATGGTGTAGGCGATAATTCAGATGTATACCCAACAGACGATCGTTTTAGTGACGTTGCTGGGTTTAATGAGTATGTAATAGAAAACTTTGAAGATCTCGAGGCCGAGAACAAAGAACTACAAAAACAAATAGATGAGCAGAATAGTTTATTACAACAAGTATCTGACCTTACTACAGATAAAGAGCAGTTAGAGCAAGATAAACTAGCCCTACAAGCTAAGTACGATACGGATATTGGTGAGAAAGATGCGGCTATAAAAGGCCTAGATGAGCAAATTGAAGCCTTGGAGTCAGATGCTGATGCTGATGACACTACTATAGATGAGCTTACAAAAGCTAAAGAACAGTTAGAACAAGATAAAGTAGAGCTACAAAATAAGTACGATACGGATATTGGTGATAAGGATACTGAGCTAGGTACGTTAGACACTGAAATAGTTAATTTAAATAAAATTATAAGTCTTTCTAATATTACCATTGACGCGCAATCATCTACTATCGGCGACTATTCTAAAACTATAGAGGAGTTA